ATGTCCACAGTGTTGACGGGCATGCGAACGTCAACAGGTGCTTTACGTGTTGTTTTCAACTCGTTAGCAGTCACGCCCTATCGTCCTGAATGTCTCGTGAAAACCCTGTTGTTAGGCTTGAGCATCCTGCTCAATGCAGTCCTTCTGGTCGCACTCGCATTCGTTTTCGTTGCCCCGCTTTCGAAAGCCCCGTCGGCACCTGCATCGGCACCGGTTGGTTCGATGTATGAGGTCCAGTTGGACGGCGCATATCCGATTGGCCAGGGTGCAGACCCCAACGTTCCGTTCCAGGGCGAGTGCCGCCTGACCACCTCGGATGTCTCATCCGAAGCCAAAGGCGTCACTGGCATCACGCCGAAGACCATCTCGTTTAGCGGCCAATCGGTCTCGTGTAACGTCCAGAAGCAGTCGCCAAACGCCCTTCGACTGAAGGCCACGCTCAAGAAGGACGGCGTCACGCTCAAAGAGATCTCCACAGACTCGAGCTACGGCAGCGTGTCGTTCTCGGCCTGATCACAAGGCGTTGACGATGTTGCCGCGCGCGCGCCAGTTGGCCGTCAGTGTGACGGCTGCGTCGACGGCCGTGCGCATGCTGTAGTCGACCCAGGCTGGTACCTGCAGATATTTGGCCATGGCCAACGAGCTCGGATACAGCGCGATGTTGGTGCCGTCCGGGCTCTGTGCGGCCTGACGCAGCGTCGTATCATCGCTGGCCCAGAAGCCCTCGATAGTACCGTTGGCGCCGGGGAAGCCGATCACGCTGGTGCGGTTGGTCGCGCCGAACTCGGTGACATCGACGTTATCGGCGGTGTTGTCGATGGTGAAGGCGCGCATGCCGCCGACCAGGACACCCGGCCCGGTGCCTGACGTGGACATGTACACCAACCCACCTTTGCCGTGGTACTTGACTGCCATACGATCAGGCTCCCTTCAGAAGCGACCGATCGTCGTAGGCGTCGAGATCGGCCAGAACTTGCGCCGCGCGCGCGGCGAAGGTGTGCGGCGCGATTTTGTCCCGCGCCTGACGTGCGGCGTATCGCCGCGCCGGTGAGTCCTGCAGATACGCGCGCAGGACGTCCTCGAGTTGACCTGGCGAAAACGACGGCACGCTGTCACCAAACGTCTCGGCCGATTCAGATCGATAATCAGAAACCTGGAAGACGCCGCAGGCCGCCAGTTCGTAGGCCCGCGGATTGAGGCTCTGCGCGCCTGCCACGTGCGCGACATCGCGCCCATACGTCTGGGACGTCCTGTACAGATTGAGCCCGATCTTGGCTCGCCTGTAGAGATTTACGGCCCTATCGTTACTGACCGGCCCATCGCGGACGTATTCGCGTAAGTGGTGGCGTGAGCCGAGCAGTGACCAGTTGCCATACAAGCCCAGGTCAATGCCTGTCCAGTCGACGGCAGCGAGCTCGCTGATACGCTCCTCGAAGCCCGTGCCGACAAAGACAACATCGTGCGCAGGCAACTCCTCATCGAGAGGCAGTCTGGGCGAATGGCGCAGCGGATCGTAGGCATGGCGCAGGTAGCCAGCGCCCAGACGCTGGGCTGATGACCGCTCAGTGGTCCAGACGACGTCTACCAGGGCCGCCAGACGCGATTGCTGCTCATCCTCGTATGGAGACTCCGAGCACAGCAGAGCCGTCTTCAGGCGCGCCCTACGCATGCTTATGAAGGCATCCTTGCTGAGGTACATACCGCTGAGGATGAAGACCCAATCGACGGCAAGAATCTCTGCCATGTCGCGTGCATCGCGACTCGCCCAATAGAGCACGTCGAACCAGTTGGGCTTCCGGTCTGCCGGCTTACCGATTTTGCGCCAGTACGTTTCGAGCCAACTCTTGGCTAACTCGAAGCGTTTATCGAGCGCGTATTGCTTGACGTCGACGCCGGCTTGCTTGAATGCCTCGTAGTAACCCACGAACATATCGTGAGTTGAAAATGACGCGCCAGGGTGGACAACCAAAACTTTCATTCGCCCAGCGCTTCTGGCACATCTAGCCGCCGCTGACTCGCCGGCTCGGATCGGTCAACTGCGGGCCCGAGACGCGCACGCTCGGATCGGTGGGCGCCTGCCCGGCCGGTCCTGCCTGGCTGGGGCGACGGCCGGGCGTGCCGCGCGGGCCCATATCCCACGCGGGAGTGGCGACCGCGTCCCAGATCGTCGGCATCGGTCCGCGCGAGCCGCGCGGTGTGGTGTCCCAATTCGGTGCTGCTGCCATGAGAGAGAAAGCCTCCTTCAGGGTGCCTGGACGACCGGCGTGCAGCCGCACGTGGCGGTCGTCTGGTAGTAGGCCAACAGTTCGGCTTTGGCCTGATCGATGATGTCGGCCGGCGGCTCGGCCTCGACGCTATGCACGGCGCTGTACACGGTGGTATGCGGACACTTCCAGGCCAGCACTTCGATGCCTGGCCCGGTGCTCATCTGGCTATAGCCGGCGTTGTTGCTGCCTTCAGTCATGGCTTTATTGCATCAACCCCAATCTGGTACCAGGCGCCCACGGCCACCCGCGGGTCGCGAAAACGGTCGAACTCGCCCAGAACCTGCAGCCCGGCCTGCTCGAGCGCGCGTCGCAGGGTACCCAGGTCGTACGACCATTGATGATGTGATGATTGTGCGGTCGAGAAGATGATCATCTCGTTGAGCTCGTCCAGATCGCGCAGATCGCGGTGGTGACCCGCGGGATACTCGGCCGGTGCCGGCTCGCCGGCCACGTAGCGGCGAAAGCACTCGGCCATGTCCGGCACCAGAATCCCCAGACGCCCGCCCGGCTGCAGGACGCGTCGACATTCATGCAAGAACTCCGCGCCTTCCTCACGACTCAGGTGTTCCAGAAAGTGGCCGGCGTAGATGTCACTCACGCTGTCCGACGTCCACGGCAGCGGGGGCACGCGCAGCACCAGGTCCACGCCCGCGTAGGCCGTCTCATCGACGTTGACCCAGCCCGGCATGCGCATCGGGAGGTCCCCAGACCCAATGTTCAGCCGCACCGTGCCGACGGTTACCGCCATGAAACGGGCACCTGTTTCATGCAGAGGTACGCCAATGAGTGCCTCATTGTCGCCACCAGAGATCGTCCTGCTCCGGTCGCGCGAGGCTGACCATCTCGTCGACCCAGGCCACGTCGCTGCCACTGAAGGCGAAGGCCTGCGCAGCGGCGTCGAAGTCGCCTTCGTAGCGCAAGCCCCACTCGATGCGCTGCGCGAGGTGCCGCGGCAGCACCAGACAGTCAGCGTCAATGTTGCCGAGCGTGAGCTGCTGGGAGCGCCAGATCGTCTCACCCCAGTAGGACCGAATACGAAAGAACAGTGGCCGGGCCCGCGGCTGGGCGTCAATGGCGGCTTCGATGGCGGCCAGCGAATCGCGCGTGGCGATGTTGTCGTCTTGCGCAAACCAGACCCAGGGCGCCGTTGCCTGCTTACCGCCATACGTGCGTTGCGGCTGACCGACGCAGTGCCGCCCGGCGTCATACTCGAGCCAGTCGAAGCCACTCGCGTGCACCCGATCACGGGCCTGCTCGAGCAGGGCGGTATGGCCGCCGTGTGTGTCGGCGACCACCAGCACCTCGAGCCCGGCGCTTTCCGGCTGCGCGCGCAGCGAGCGGAGCGTGAGCGCCAGCGTCTCGCGGCCAACGGTCGGAATCACCACGCTCAGCCAGGGCGTCACGTCAGCACCTCGACGCGCACGGAGGCGCCCAGCGCAGCAATGCCGCCGATATCGACGCGGCCATACGCGCCACCACCCACCGCGCGGGCGTTGAGCTCGGGGTCGCACTCGATCGCCTGTTTGATCGAATGGGCGTCGTTGGGAGACAGGTACTGGTTGAGCTCGTTCTGGGCACGCCCGAACTGTGAGCCAACGCCGACGAGCACCCACACGTCGAAATGCCAGGTAGTGGTGCCCGCGAAGGTATCGTTGTAGACCCAGTCGACCAGCCGCGGATAGGCGCATGGAAAGTTCGGCTGGTCGGGCTCGATAGCATACGCGCGCAGGCCGTCGATGGTGGCCAGGCGGCGCTGAATGCCGTTGGTCAGGTCCTGGATGCTCGGCTCGCTCACAGACGCTGTCCTGACAGATAAGCGACCGTGCGCAAGCCCAGGCGGGCGAAGCCGGCTTCGATGCGCGTCCGATTGTGCTCAAAGGCCGGCACCATGAACGGCCGCGGCGGAATGCCCCGTCGCTGGATAGCGCGGGCCAGGGCAAACGCCCGCGATCGAATGGCTGCCTGCGATACGCCCGGCCCGGCGGCACGCCGCGGACGCAATTGGCCCTGACGGAGTGGCCCGATAAAGGCGGGATGCCAGTGGCGCGTGACCCAACCGATGAGCGCATCGACCGGCGGCATACGCGCGCCGGCGCGGCGGCCAAACTCGACGAAGCGACCGTAGCCAGCATCCGGCCCGACCGTGCCGACCAGGCTTGGATAGGTGCCGGTGATGTGACTGTTGATGCTGCCAGCGAGTCGCCGCGTGTCTTGCGGCGCGAACTGGCGCGCATCGGTCTCGATCAACAGTAGGCTGGCCTGCAGCGTCTGCCGCATGTCGCGTTCCATCTGCTCGGGCGTCGTCTGCAGCCGACTGAGAAACGCGTCCCATTCGGGGCCGAGTTGGACACTCACACCAGCACCCAGGTCGCGCTGCCAGCGCCGCCGGCGCCACTCGGCGTCAGATACGCCGCCAGCAGGTTGATCACGTCCTGGTCGTGCGCACCCAATGTGGTCAACTCGCCCGTCTGCGGCGCCTCCCATACCGAGAACGGCACGCTCAGACGGGTAAACCAGCGGTTGGCGACCAGGATGCACGCCTGGCTGACTGCGGCCGGGACCGCGCCAAAACCCCAGACCGCAGTCACGCGGACCTGCTCGCCGACAATAAACGCCGAGTCGGGCGGCGTCGTCGGCTTGAGTCGAATCTGGGTGTAGCCGCCCATGCCCGGCATCAGGTGCAGCGGATAGAGATCGATATACATCGGGTCGACAGTGGTGGCGAACGTCTCGTCACCCTGACTGTCGATGTCCAATGCGCTCACGCTGGCCAGGTCGGGCACGTCCAGCCGATCGACGTCGTAGGGCATGAAGTAACGCGCACTAGCCGTCGCGTCGATCGGCGAGAAGGTCCGCCCGGTGTAGTGGTCGATCCAGGCCGTGGCCGCATCCAGCGCACGCTGAATGTCGGTATCGTCGACCGTGTCGGCGATGGTCGCCGCGGCCTTCAATTCGGCCAGCGTCGCGTAGCTCACGCTGGCGGAGTTGGCTCCGGTTCCGGCTGCGGCTCTGGCTCCGGATCCGGTTGGGGTGGCGGATTCGGTTCCATCTAGGTAACTCCAGTCACGCGGGCGAAGGCCGTTGGCCGCCAGACGATGAAGGCGGCGCGCAGCTCGGCCAGGATGGTCTGCATGTTCCTGATGAAGTTGTCATTCACCAGGCCGACGCGGATATTGGACTGTTCGCGATCGAACAGCGTGCAACCCATGGCGAAGTCGCCAACGAGCGCCGTGCCCTGCGGTATCGCCTCGGATTCGACCACCGGCAGGCCCCAGGCCGTGTTGGCGCCGGTCATGCTGGGTGGCCCCATCATGTAGCCGCCGAGCGTGGCTGAGGCGGTGTTCTCGCGCGACAACCTCGCCGTCTGCCAGTTGTACGGGTGCATGACGATGGCGTTCGGTCGCGCGTGACCAACCACCCGCACCATCGTGCGCGCCTTGAAGACGGCGTCCAGCGTGCTGTCCGTGCCGAGGGGCTGGTTACCGATACCCGCGTTCAGGATGCCGGTGAAGTTCTCACCCGTTCCGTCGCCAGAGACGATCTGGGTTTCCAGTGTGAGCGTCAGGCCGAGCAGCAGGCGCGAGTTGATGATGCCGCGGATTTGCGGCGCGTCGTTCAACGCATTGTTCGTGATCGGGATCCAGTGGGCCATGGTGTGCACGTTGGTCGTCATCGCCTGATAGGTCAGCGCGGATTCGGGCTTGGTCCCGGTCGTGCCGGTGCTGGCCGTGGCCTCGGGCGTGGGCGCCGCAGCGTTGGTGAACGCGGTCTCACGGACCCACTCGACGACGTTCGAGTCGGTGCCCAGGCGCGGGATCAGGTCCAGCACGTTGATTTCGCGCTGAAGGATGGAGACGACGCCCGGCTGGATGTCCGGAAACACCATGGCACCGGCCGAGCCGCTGCCCGAGTTGATCAGCGTTTTCTGCTCGAGCGCGCGCTGCCAGCTAATCAGGCTGGTGCCATTGGACAGCATGACGGCGAACTCGTTGCGGTGCAGCGACGATTCGAAGCGTCCCGATTTCCTCAACTGGTTCCACTCGGCCGAGCGGACGAACTGGTCGCCAGGGCTGAGCAGTTGCGGCACCTGGTTATTGGGCTGGATGTGAGTGGTTGCCGGCCGCGAGTACGTATCCAGACCAGTCGAGACGCGCTGCTTGCGGTCGAGCGCATCGCGCAATCGACCCTCGTATTCGACGAGCGCATCGACGGTCAGCAGGTGGCGTTTGACCTGGTGCTCGTCCTCGGCATCAGTGATGAGGCCGTCGTAGCGACGCTCGATCGCTTCGGCTTTTTCGTACTGGTCCTTCAGGTTGGCCTGCACCTCGGCCAGGACCATGTTGCCGATCTGTTCTTTGGTGAACAGCGGCTCGGGCTTGTAGACAGGTTCGACGGTCCCGTTGGGAGAGCTCATTGCAATACTCCAATGCGCTCCAGGCGGCGCCGCGCGATCGCCAGGTGCAGGGTGGTGATGCTGGGCCCGGCAACAACGGGCGGGGCAGCCGCCTTGACGGCGGTAATGCGCGCCTCCTCGTTCATCGGGAGGCTGACCAGGGAGATTTCGAGCAGGTCGACGGACTTGAGCTGGCGCACGCCGTCGATGGTCTTGGTGTCGGACTCGGGGATATAGCCGATCGACATCGAATCGATGGCGCCGTCCTTCAGCAGTTGGTAGGCGTCGTGCCCGCGACTGGTGCGGCTGATGAGAAACTCGCCGTGCAGCCCGTGGTCGTCTTCGTCGAGGTCGAGCACCTTGCCGATGGGCTCGAACATGTCGTGCTGCCACAGCAGTTTCGGCACGCGCCGCAACAGTGACGACTTGAAGGCGCCGCGCAGCACGACGTCACCGCCATGGTCGACGTTGTCGAAGGTGGAGGCGTAGCCACTGAAGGACCAGCCCTCGTCTCCGCGCGCCTTGATCTCCTGGAGCTCGAAGCCGACTGACTTGTAGTCCACGCCGCAGCCCTCGTACGCACTGGCGGCTCCAGGCCACTCGGGCGCGATAGGGGCTCAGCGGCCCTCTTGGCGGATAACGACGGGGACTGTGCGAATCTTAGAACACGATTTACAGAATGTCTGCACATTGCCGGCGGCCGCGTCCGATTTGAACAGCAGCCGGCCGCAGGACGGGCAGCGGTAGTCCTTCAGTTTGCGAGCAGTCGCGTCCACGCTTCGGGCCATTCGAGGACATGCTTGTCCAGGGCGTACTCGGTCGCCACGCGCCGGCGTTGATTGCGCCACAGCCGGCGCCGCAGCTCGCAGTCATCGATGAGCTCGAGCAAGGCATCCGTCCATTCGGTCGCGGTCTCGGCGATCAGCGCATCCTCATGGGGTGAAGCGACGGGACCGTAGAGGGTGGGTGAGACGACCGAGACCGCGCCGGCCAGCGTGAACTCCCAGAGCTTGATCGGAGTTTTACAGCGGTTGAAGTGGGAGGCTGCGACGCTACAACAGGCGATGTCGATGTTTTTCAGCCCGCTCGGATACTCGGCCGCGCTCATCCACGGCAGCACGGTCAGCCGCTCCGACGGCACCGCCGCGGCCAGTTCTGGACTGACAAAGCCCTGGATGACGAAGCGGACATCGGGCCGGCGGCGGGCCACGTTCGCCCAGGCATCGACGACTGGAGTGAAATCGTCAAGTGAACGTGAGCCGCCGGCCCAGCCAATCGTGAGCGGCGGCACCACACGGGACGCGCCGCGCAGTACGCGTTTGAACCAGGCGATATCCAGCGCGTTCGGAATGACCTCAACCGGGACGTCGACGTACTGGCGCACCAGGTCGGCCAGGTAGTCGCTGCTGCAGGTCACCCCGTCGCACAGTCGAATCGCGGCGATGCGGTCGCGCCGGTCCTGCTCGAGTTGGCCCGAGCTCCGCTCGCGTTGGGTGGTGGCCTGCAAGCGGGCTTCGATCTGGGGCGACAGCAGGTCGTCATCCAGGTCGTAGATGATGCGCAGGCCTGCCCCGCGGACTGACTCGGCGAAGTGGTGCGCATCGATCTGGTCATGCCAGCTCAGGCGCGGCAGGATGACCGCCTCCAGCCGTGTGGCGGCCAAGTACGGCCATTCGGGTGCGCCGAGCTCAGCGTCGTCCTTGTAGCGCCACCAGGCCGCGTAGCCGCGCCGCGAGAGTTCGGAGAATGGCTGCCAGACGCGCCAGAGCGTGCAGCCCTCCGAATCGCCGACTAGCGCGAGCACGCGCGGACCCTTCACCTGCGTCGGCGTGTCCTCGCTGGCAATCGCTTGAGTCTGGTGCCGCGGAGTTTATTACGGGCGTCTTTGCGACTGAAGCCGGGGACGCCGCCGCCCGCGGCGAAGCCGAAGAAGCGCGCCTGCGCTTTTGAGACGGGCTTTTTATACGCACGGCCGGGCATTTTTTAAAAAATCACCGCCTGCCCTTGCGGCGATAGCCCGGCCGTGCCGTAGTCCCGCGTCGCGGTCCGACCGAGGCAACGCGATTGCCGTACTTGCGACGCACGGCCCGTGCCACGTGGGAATACGTGCCGCTGTTTTTGCTGGAGGCCGCCCGCGCCAGCGCGTTGCGCGCGTGCTTCAGGTCATGAATTGGATATTTTCTGGTGCGCGGATAGGCGAATGACGACGAGGACAGGCGTTTGCGTGCGGCACTTCTGAGCTTTGCCATTAGATGACTCCTTCCCGCACGACGGGCACCAGGACCATGGTGCAATTCGGGTGGTTCAACTCGGGATGGTCGGTGATCGGCACAATGCGGCCGTTGCGCTGCGCGCAAGGAAGATCCCATTCGTCGCCGTCGATGATCTTCACCATGTCCACCAGCCCGCTCGTGGCGTAGCGGTTGAGCGCAGCTTCATTCTGGGCATGCTGCAATTCGGTGCGCGCGATCATCTCGGCCCGGCCCTTCCAGGTCTCCTGATACAGGCCGTCGATACCGTGGTAACCGACCGCGGGCTTGCCGTAGGCGATCTCGTACGATGACAGGCCGAGCGCTTGCCCGACGCGCAATTGCTCGGCGATGTTCTGGCGCGTCGTCTCATCGATGCGGACGACGCGCTGGGCAGCGTCTCTGAGTAAAGCGTTCACGTCGGTATCGCGGACGCGGAACTGGTCCGACCAGTACGGGAACAGCCGGATCAGCGCGGCCTGCACCGCGGTCAGCATCTGGAGGTAGCGCTGCTCGAGGATGGCGAACAGACGCGCCTGCTCCTGATCCGAGTTGTAGACGTCGTCGACGTCAGGCATGTCGCGTCAGCTCGCTCTGCACGCGTTTTTGCTGCCCAGCGAAGTACTGGTCAAGGTCCTGCTCGGTGGCCGGCTTGCCGAGCTCGACGAGGGCCTGCAAGACGTCCGGCAGCATGCTCGCGGCCTGATCGGGCGGGATATGCCGCTGCAATTGCTTGGTGCCGGGCAAGGCCGTGTCGGATTCGCCTTGCTGCGTCTCCGAGCCCGGCAGCACCTGCTGTGCTGCTGGCGGCATGCCAGTCAAACCTGGCGGAACGGCGGGCTCGAGCTTGTCCATGTCTGGCGGCAGCCCGACGTCCGTGCGCGCCTCGTTGGGACGCACCCAGCCGGTTTTGACGGCCTGGTCGAGCCGCTTCCATTTCGCGTCCTCGTCCTCCTGGAAGGCGCGCAGGTCGGTCACGTCGAAAGCCACCAGGATGTTCGGATCGCTGGAAAATTCGGGCGTGAGCTGCATGTTCAAGGCGGCCGCATCGAAGCCGTACAGCGGCATGAGCGTGAGTTCGGCGAACATCTCGCGCGCCTCGCGGAAGTTGGCATACGTCGAACGGTCGAGGCCTGCGCCGAGCCCGGCGATGATGGCCGGCACGCGCAGCACCGCGGCGATGCGCTCC